ATCACGCGCTACATACGGGTGCGCACATGCGAACTTCCATCTGATGTAATCCATTAAATTTAATGGCTCACCACTTTCATCTACTCCTACTTCTAAATCTGTTCCTCTAGATTCAATAGTAACAGTCATGTTATGAAAGTATTTTTTTACCTCTTTCATAAAATTGATATCACTGGAATCAACTCCAATGATTTGAGGCATGTATTTTTTTTGTTCTGCAAAGGTTAACCCTGTTAGAGTATCTCCATTACTAGAAAAAGTGGAACCTATTTTTCGTTTAGCTTCTGCGTAAACGTGTTCCGGTAAATTTGTTGCGTTAGCTTTTCGTTTTAAAACTACTTTTCTTGAACTCATGATTTTATTTTCTATGTTAAACAAAACAGTAAAGGGGAGCATTGCTACTCCCCTGACTGCTTATAAATTTATGATTTTACACATTCTAAGTGTAGACAGTTTGTAGCTCGTCTGATTGCGATACCACATTCTTTCATAAAGTGTACTGATGCACCATCAACGTCGTTAGCTCTTAAAGAGTTACCGCTGTTGAATCCTGGAGGAACAGAAGCACCTGCTACTGCCCATCTTACTAGTTCTCTACCTTTTCTAGATACCATCTGTACGTTAGTTTCACCATCGTAAGTTGACATATCTAAGAAGATCATTCTGTAAGATTCCATTGGTAATCCAGACACTGGGTGTTTTGGACTATTCAATGCTCTTGCACCGTGATCAAATAAAGGCAAGTGTCTCACTGTTACAGTGTGACCATCAATGTGTCTGTATGAAGTGAAGAAACCACCTAACTGCAAGCTTGAACCTGACCCAGTAACAAAGTTAGAAGGATCTGTGTTCTTGATATAAGTACCAGAACTTAGTTCAGATTTCATTGCGTTATCGAATTCTTCCATACCACCTAAACCTGTAAACAATACAATGTTCATGTCTTGAGCATCAGAAGCACCATATAATGCATCTCTTACTACAGACTTGATTTTTGTAGCTGTTAATGTAGAGTAAGTATCTACGTTAGGAATTTGCTCTAATACACCAGAACCTAATGGAATTGGTTTTCCGTTGTCATCTTTCATGTGAATGATACCTTCAGAAGATCTGTTGTATTTAGAATACCAAAGAGCGTATTCAGTTTCTTCTTTCCATCTTAGCATGTGCTGATATTCTTCGAAGTCATACCATAAAGCAGTTTTTCTACCGTCTACGTTAAATTCAAAGTTTACAACTCTATCAGGAGCATTACCTTCATAACGGTAAGACTTTCTGATAAGAGAAATCTGGTTTCTCATTTTAGATGGAGCAACCCAGTTGCTTTCGTTACCAACTGATCCTGAGATCGCTGTTGGCGCGAATAATTGTACCCAGTTTTTACCAGCTACGTCAGATGATGAGATTGAATCAGACTCATCTGCAGTAACCAATTGTAGAGTGTATACCCACTGTCCACTTGCGTTTTCATATGGATCTTCCATAACTCTCGCCTGGATTCCGTTTTCACTTTCAATAATGTATTGTTTGATAAACCACTTGCTATCAAATGCTACTTTAAATCTTGTGTAATTTGCACCTGATCCAGAAACTAGTGAACTAGATCTAACTGCTTTGTTTAGTCTACCCATTACTGGATAATCGTACTCAATGTCGTTGATATACTTTACTGAACCAGTTCCTTCAGTAAGAAAAGAAAGAGGGAATCTCTTGTCTTCTTTTCCTGCCAAGTGAGTGATCACAGGTGAAAGTACATCAGGCTGAGTAAGAAGAGCGCTCGCTAACGAGTTCTCATCTGTCATTCCTTCAGCGTTGAAGAAATCTTCGTATAAACGAAGTCTTTTTGCGTTGTCTGCTGCCATGATAAATAAATATTAAAGATTAAAAATTAAAAAATTTGCGTTTACCCTAATAGCTTGTCTAAAGTTGGAATATTAGGTCGTCCATTACTAGACTTGTTATATCCTCCTTTATTACCCTTCATTCTTCTAGAAGCAGTTGGCTTGCTTGATTTTAATTTAGCCTTCAAACTTGCCGCTTGCTTTGTATTTACTTTGGCGCTTACTAACTTAGATATGTCAAGACCCTTATACATAAGGTACTCCATTGCTAATATGGATTCTTGATCTAGTTTTTCTCTATCTATAAGTCGTTGGCTTCTACCTTGATTATCAACTGGCGTTGCCATCCAACTATAAAATCTTTTTTTGTCACTCTCAGGAATTGTAAAGTCTCTTAGTCTACCTTTATTAATGATAGATCCAATCTGACCCCAAGTCTCTTGAGTCTGTCTTGCAGTTTCTTGAGCTTGCTGTTGTTGCTGTTTTACTAAACTTTCTTTTTCTTTGACTTGATGAGCTGCTAATTTCTTAACGGCTCTCTCTGAGTTTTTAAGTAAAAGTCCAGCGTCTTCATAATCTTGAATAGCTTCTGAAATTTCCTCTGGCTCAAATCCCTGCATTTGCATAAAGCTTTCTACTACTTTACGCTGCATTCCTTTGTCGTCTTTGTTCAACTGCAGCTTTCCGAAATCTATTTCTTTTGCTGCTACTTTAAAGAACTTATCTGGATCTCCACCAGATACTCTGTAATTTAAATATTCCTGAATATCAGGAAACGATTGAAACACAGATTGAAATTGCTCTTCTGCAATTTTTTCTGCCATAGCCTTTGTTAAATTAGCTATGCCATCGTAGTCATCTGCAAACTCTCCTTCAATATCATATCCCATTCTTTCTTTTAATGTAGATATAATAGTTGCTTCTTCTTCCTCTGTTTCAGTCTCTGATTCTAATGCATCTGCAGCTTCTTGCAAATTATCATTAGGAGCTTCTGCTTCTGTGTCATCCTCTTGAATTTCTTCTGAGGTTTCTTCTGTAGTTTCTTCAACTGTCTCATCAGTTGTAGGAGTTTCAGTTTCTACGGCTTCTGTTGTTTCCGGTGTTTCTTCTGTAGATTCTGCTGCTGGTGTTGGCTGATCATCTAAGAGTGCGCTAACGCTAATCTTGGATAAATCTAAATTGTCTTCTTTACTCATGTCAAAAATAATTAAATTATACTAAATTTCTATACATAAAGATCTATAGGCACGATGTGTTTATATAGAGTCTTTTTATGTTTGTTTCTTACTTAATGCCTTCTTCTGAAGGTCTAATTTTTTGTTTTCAAGGCGTTCTTTTGATTGCATTTCTCTTTCTTTCTGTGAAAGTTTCTCTCTTTCGATTCTAACTTTCTCAAGATCTACTGCATCATTAATGCCATTGTTATTCATATCCTGGTCTACAGTCTTCGCTGCTATCTCAAGTTCTTTAACTTCGATTTTGTTATCTCTGTCTAATTGATTTTGAGTAGCTTCAAACTCTTGAGCTGCTTGCGCGGCTGCCGCTTGAGCTTCAAGTTGCTGTGATTGCATTTGTTGAGCTTGTTGTTGTTGTGCTTGTTGTATTGCTTTTTCAGCAGCATCAACTTCATTAAGCTTTTCTTTAATTTGTGCAAAGTTGCTAGAGTCTAATATCTCTGCAATTGTACCAGGTTGTGATCCATTTTGAGCAAATGATAATGTAAGCTGTTTAAGCTGTTGTATTTTATCATTCTCAATAGAGTTGTTTTTAACAAACACTCCGTACTCTGCTTCTTGGAATAACTCAGCATCTATATCTAATATAGCTTCTCTGTAGTCTCCGGTAATGTATTGTGTTTTCTTACCGTCTTTCCAAGCAACTTTAGATGTATCAAGAAGTCCATTAAACTCTCTTTCTACATATTTATCGAAACGTCTAAACAATTCTTCTGTCATTACCGAGCTTTGGAAAACTGCTCTTTCTGTGGCTCCAATACCATCAGAAGCTTGTACTTGTCCTTTTCTCTGTCTAGAGATTCCTACAAGTTCTTCCCACTCTTGTTTAACAGACTGAAGCAACTGAAACTGAGCGGCTATGTATTGCCCTAAACTCATGTCCAATACTTGGAATTGATTAAACGTAACAGCTTCCCCTCTTTTACCTTCTGCTGTGGAATCTATAAAAGCATATCCCATAGCATCAGCATAGTACATAAACTTCTCTTCGTCCCAACCATGTCTTTTAGGAATAGTGTTCATTTCCATTAACATGATCTTGTCTTTGTTTTTAGCAATAGACAGCTCTAGTCTATAGTGGAAGATATTATATAAGATTTGGTAGGGTAACCCCATCGAAACGATTGATATTTGATCTGAATGTCGATTAGAGTAGATACGACCGTTATAAGGGAGTTTACAAACGGACAAGTTTGACATTTCGTTTCTTTGTACTTGATGAGGTCGAATATTAACGAAGATATCTCCATCTATTCTATACCCTTCCCAAACCTGATTAACCCAATAATATTCTACAGATTCTTGTGCGTCAGAATCTACTTTGTATTTTTCATCTACAATCATTTGCTGCTCTTGTCCTACCTCATCATAATAAGTTAAGATACCAATTCTAGCAAACGATTTCCATACTACATGTAGTACTTCTGCAAACCTTTCCGTATCCATAGATCTAGAATCACGATTAAACGGTGATAATATACCATTCATCGTTTTACCACTAGGGTTTTCTAATCTATCTATTTCATCTGGTTTTAGTACATCATAAAAAGAATCAACAATAGCATTTACACTCATTAACTTTCTTCTGATTGCCCAATCCCCATCTTCAATAAATTGAATGTCTGGAGATTTTTCGTAATCAAGATCAAGCGGAGATACTATTTCGTATTCTACTTCATTCATACAAATATCTTTATATGAATAGACTTCACCAGATACTAACCAATCAAAGAATCCCGTTTGTAAATGATCAGGTAGTTCTAGTTTATCTATCATATAATCCAGGGCTTCTTGTCCCATAATAGCTCTTGCATCTTTGTAGTTAGTAAGAATTTCTTCTTTTAACTCTTCTAATGGCATTTGCTCCTGTGAAGGTTCCCCGGTATTCATACCCATTTCATTAAGTTCATTAATAAACTTTTGCTCTAGGTATTTTTTAAGTTCTTGTTGTAATAATTTTTGTTGGTTATCCTTCATGTCTGAATTACGGATAACAACTTGATGTGCAAAAGGACGTTTAGATTTTTCTCCTAATAATAAATCTACAACAGGTTTAATAATGTTGTAGCTTCTTAGTTTAGCAGGAAATCCTTTTACTTTATGTTTTTCGGAATTGTACGGATTAGTTACGTAGTTATAATCTGATTCTACTAAGTTTCCGTTATAAGCGTCGTAGTATTTATGCAATGCAGCTTTGTGCTGACTAGAAAAAGAACTTCTGTCAATAAAAGCTTCTATTGTATCTTTCCCCCACTCTTTAGTCTTTCGACTACGAGGAATTTTTTGTTTTGGGATTCTACTCATATCTTTACAAAACTACGTAAAAAATCTTCTATTAAAAAAAGAATCTTCCGTTTGGTCCATTTCTGCCTCAAACTCTTTATTATAGAGATCTTTCATGTGAAACATACCAACTAATAAAGATGAAACACGGTCAAAATTTCCTTTTGTATTATATTTAATTAATTCATCTATTAATGCAATATCATAAATATAATGCAAGTTTAGCTTTCTTTCACCGTTTTCTTGCTGTCCTCTTGGTGTTTTTAACCAATCACGCAAATATATTTCTGCCTGGTTCTTTCTTTGCTTTGATCCCATAGATGTACCATAGGCTCTATTTAATTTTCGTATTCTAACGCCTGATGTTTTATCAAACAACTCTGCTTCTGGTAATAAGTAATGCAGAAGTTTCTTTCGTTTTGCATATGGTATAACTTCTCCTCGATCATTCTCAAATCCTATGCGTGCATTGTAGTATTGTGCTAGTAGAAACAAATTATAATTATACTCATCCTGTGATTCTGGTCTTCCTACATATGAGGCTACAATCATATCATCAGGCTTTGACATATTGTTAATTCGTTTCATAACATATGCAGAACCAAGCGATGCTCCAAATCCATCTGATCCATAGGGGTCATGAACAATAAAATACAAATCATCTGGTATTGCTTCTTGTTTGTAAGCCGGAGATTGATATACAACTACAGCTCCTGTAGAATCATCTGTTTTATTTAATGGAAACTTTTCTATCGGGCGCACGCGCGGGTCAGGTCTAAACTCTATACCTTCGGGCGCTTCTACTAATACTCCAGCCACAGCCATTTGTTTGTGTAATCCAGTTCTCATAAGCTGGTTACGCCAATCTACTAAAGCTGCTCCAGGAAACATATTACCTCTTTGTTGTAAGAATGCTTCTTTAGGCATCCAAGGATATTCTGTAATATATTTATCTAAAGTAGATGCATCTTTAGCCTCTCTTTTA